TGACGGCGTTGGCGGCTTTCCTCTGATCTGGGAATGGCTCAATGGAAAAGGCACATGTCGCTGGGCCAGCGAGATTGAGGAGTTCCCCATCGCTGTAACAAAATCACGTTTTCCAGAGGAGGTATACCTGTGAAAAGAGCTGAGATTTTAGAGGCCGCCCGTGTCTGCGTATGCGGTGAGCGTGAGCAGGACTACGGCAGCCCGGAAAATAATTTTACAACCATCGGCCTCCTGTGGGGTGTGTATCTGAGAGCTGCACACCCAGAGCTGGCCAAGGTTATGGCAATCAACCACATTACGCCCAAAGACGTGGCCACCATGATGGCGTTGCTCAAAGTGGCCCGCATCGCCACCGGCTCCAGCGCAGACAGCTTTGTTGATCTGGCTGGTTATGCAGCCTGTGCCGGTGAAATATCCACCGAGGTGTCTGGCCAATGAAAAGTAGACTTTGCCCCTATAAGGATCACTGCCACATGGCCGGATATTGCGAGGACTGCGACCACGGCACGCGCTACGACGGCTTGGGCAAAAACATAAAAAGGCTCAGAACAAAAAACGAGGCCTTGAAACAGGATAACGAGAGCTTGAGACTGGAGAATGAGAGCTTGAGAAAACAGCTTAAAACTCTCCAGCACCCGCAATTTTGAAAGGACGGCGAGAGTTAATGGTGGCTGAGCTGCGTATGAAAGACGGAAGCCGGAACAAATACCGCATGGTTGTGTGCTGCGGCGTTCTCGGTAACTGCCGCGACAAATTATATATCCAGACGCGTGAGAGAGGGGTCGCCAAAGAAATATTTATCGACTTGGCGGGTGTTCATTCTTACGTCGTCAGAAACCCAGTTTGAAAGGACGGAGGTGTTGACAATGGCTGACCTGTTGCAGATCACCGCGTCTTTCACATGGCTGGCGCTGGCGGTTTTATTCTTTGCCAGACTGCGGCAGTGGGACAAGAAATTTTCCGATTTGTATGATGAGCTCAAACGGCAAATCGAGGAGGATGAGTAAGACATGAAACTCCACACTTACTACACCGGCGTGCCCGGTAAAAAGTACGGTATCTGGAACAGCCAGGCCGGGTGCTTCCAGTTCGGTATCTGCGAGGACACACCCATGCTGGCCCTGGCGCGGCTGTATCAGAAACTTGGATATGACGCCAAAAAGTGGCGATTTGAGCCGCGCATGCTGCCCGACCACATGGTCCCCAAGGAGGCAACCACATGAAAAAGAAGATCCGCTATTACATAGCCGCGGTCCGCTGGCTGTGGGAAAACCGCACATGGGCAAATACCCGGCAAAAATGGAAAGCCTTTGACCGAGATATGAAAAAGCTGGAGGTGGCTGATCGTGAAAAGACGTAAACGCAAGCGCACGGTACACCTGGAAAAGCCCCGCATGTGTGACCCTGGTATGTGTGACCACTGCCAGTATATTGGCGAGGGTGACTTTATCTGTGATAGAGATTTCTCAGATCCAGAGGGTGTTTTGGTGGTGTCCGACTGGGAGCCCACCGAAAACTATATGCGCTGTAAAAAGCGGCGCTGATCTGGAGGTGTCCCCGTGAAAGGCTTCAACGTGGCCAGAATTGCCAACAGCAAAAATGACGAGTTCTACACCCCGGCATACGCCATCACGCCTCTGCTCCGACATCTCCCCCCCCCCGCACCGGGAGCAGCCCATTTCTATCTGGTGTCCGTTTGACACTGAACAGAGCCTTTTCGTAAAAATCTTTCGCGCCTTTGGCTACCGAGTGACCGCGACGCACCTTGGTGGTGGATATGACTTCTTTACCACCGAGCCGCCGCCCGGCTGCAACTACATAATCAGCAACCCACCTTACTCCGTGAAAGGAGAGGTGCTGGAGCGGCTTTTCGCCCTTGGCGTGCCGTTTGCCATGCTGGTGGGCGTTGTGGGTCTGTTCGACAGCCAAAAGCGCTTTGACATGTTCCGCGCACACGACTTTGAGATCATGTACTTCAACCGCCGGGTGGCCTACTTCAAGGATTACGACGAGCCCACCCCGTCCCTGCACCCACCTTTTAGCAGCGTATATGTGTGTCGCGGCATCCTGCCGAAACCCATCGTGTTTGAGGAAATTTACAAAAAATAGAGGTGTTTATATGAAAGCCAAACTTACTCTGGAACGCAGCCCAGTAAAGTGGTCCAGCACATGCAGGCTGTGCGAGACCCGCCTTGAGGTGACGAGCAACGTATTCTGTGATGCCGCCGCCGAGACCCTGCTGGACTTGAAAAGCCTGTGGCACATTGTCTCCCGCCACTGGCGTGAGATCACGCCCAAAGACCGGCGCTACACGGCCCGTCTCGCTCCCAAGCTGATTATCTTCTTCATTCTGTTTGAGGTACTGGATCTTCTGCACGCCCTGCTCCTGGGCATCACTTTTCCGTTTTGGTGGCTGCGCGAGGAGGTCCTCTGATGAAAACCAGGGACATCTATTTCCAACAGGCCTGGCCATTTGACATGGTGGTGCTGGACGAAAGCACCAGTTTCAAAAACCCCCAGAGTAAACGGTTTAAGGCTATGAAGCGGGTACGCCGCTTTGTCAAAAAGATGGTGTTGCTGACCGGCACCCCATCATCCAAGGGATTGATTGATTTGTGGTCGCAGGTATTTCTCCTGGACGGAGGCAAGCGGCTGGGTCCCACTCTGGGCGCATACCGGGAGCGGTATTTTGACCCCGACCAGCGCAGCCGCACCCAGATTTTCAGCTACAAGGCCAAAGATGGTGCCGACAGCGCTGTGCTGAACGCTATCTCTGATATCTGCATTTCCATGAAAGCAGAGGACTACCTGCAACTGCCGGAGAACATCCCACACGAAATACCCATCTCCCTGGATGCCAAGGCTCTGCGGGATTACAAGCAGTTTGAGCGTGATCTGCTGCTTGAGCTGGATGAGAATGTGGTGACTGCGGCCTCCGCCGCTGTCTTGGTGGGCAAGTTGTTGCAATACTGCAACGGGGCTGTCTACGGCACCGAGGGCCAGGTGGTCCCCGTCCACGATTGCAAGCTGGATGCCTACATGGAGCTGTTGGAGCGTCTGGATGGCGAGCCAGCCCTGACCTTTTACGGCTATCAGCATGACCGTGACCGCATCCTTGAGCGCCTGGAGAAGTACAACAAGGGGCGCAAAGACAAGCTGCGTGTGCGGGTCTACAAGGGCGTGGCTGACGAGGAGGCGTGGAACGCCGGAGAGGTTGACGTGCTGCTTGTCCACCCTGCGAGCTGCGCCTATGGTCTCAACCTCCAGGCCGGTGGCCACCACGTCGTGTGGTATGGCCTCAACTGGTCCTTTGAACTGAATGACCAGGGCAACTGCCGTCTGTGGAGGCAGGGCTCACCCTATGACAAGGTTTACATCCACTATCTCGTTGTGCAGGGTTGCCAGGATGAGGATGTCATGGCAACCATCCAAGACCGTGCAGACACCCACGAGGCTGTTATGCGGGCACTCAAGGCCCGAATTAAGAAGATCAAGGAGGATCTGATTGCATGAACACCAACCCGACAGCTATTTTGAACGGCGACCAGATTTATTTGGAGGAGCTTATCCGGGAAAATGCCCGGCTGACCATCCGGCACGAGGCTGATAAGCAGATGCTGGTAGACTACAAAGAGACCCTTGCCCGTCGCAATGCCGAGATTGAGGCCTTGCTCAAAAGCGCAGACGAGCAAAAGCACGTCAAGGAGGCGTTGGACCGCGCACAGTACGTTGCGGCCAAGCTCGCCAAGGCAGAAAAGACCATCCACTATCTGCTGCGTGGCGGTGACCCCTGCAAGGTGTGTGCCAGAGACTGCAAAATGGGCAGCGGTTGCCACAACCCCATTTGGAAAGAGGATGCCGTTGTATGACGTTAAAAGAGTTATCCCAGCTTTACCACCTCAACCGGGAGATTGAGATGGACAAACGCCGCCTCCAGGAGCTGGAGCTGAAAGCCTTGCCAGGCAGTCAGAAACTCACGGGCATGCCGCGCACCCCCGGTGTCCCGGATCCCGTTGGGGACTGTGCGGCGGAAATTGCTGATCTGCGCGGCATCATCGAGGCAAAGCACAACCAATGCCTTTATGAGCGCAACCGTCTGGAGCGATACATCGCCAGCATCGATGACAGCCTCCTCAGACAGATTTTCACCTATCGTTTTGTGAATGGCCTGGCCTGGGAGCAGGTCGCCGCATGCATTGGCGGAGGGAACAGCGCGGGCAGCGTGAGAATGGCGTGTTATCGGTATTTGAGGCAGGTATAGCTTGTTGCAAATGTTGCGCACACCTGTGGTATCATATACGCGCGGGTGTGTGCCTCAAGAATGGCTGCACCTCCTTGGTTGAACAGCGGCAAGGATCCGGCTCCTTGCCGCTGTTTTCAATA